AAATATCAAATGAGATGGTTAAATATTATAAAGAAAATCAGGATGCGCATTATATAGCATATACTCTTGATTATTTTAGCTTAACCCTTAATGATATTTATGTTATTTGGAGCAAAGAAGATTCTCGTTGGAATAATAATAATGGGGAAATAGAATGGTACTCATTTTTTAACAAGTTGGTAAATGAATATGGATATAATGCAAAAGACTTATGGTTGTATTTGGATAGAATTAAAACATTTGAAGCCATTGAAGATATGGATTTTTTAATTCGTGAACTATACGATTATGCTAGTTTAATGAGAGAGCTTAGTCCTAAATATGATAAATATCCTAAAAATTTTCTTACAACACACAAAATTGCTTGTAGAAATTATAGCAGAATGAAAAAAGAATTTTCAGAGGAGTTATTTAGAAAGAGAATAAATAAGCAGTATGAGTGTTCTTTTGGCGACTATGTATTTATCTATCCAAAATCTACACAAGATATCAAAGATGAATCTGTGCAAATGTCAAATTGTGTCAGTTCATATATAGATGATGTGATTAATGGCGATTGTCATATTTTGTTCTTGAGAAAGAAAAATAAACCAGAAGAAAGTTTGGTAACGATTGAAGTAAGGAACAATAGAATTGTACAAGCTAGACGAAGATTCAATGATGATGTAACGGCAGAAGATCAGAAGGCTATCGATGCATTTAACAAAAAGTTTACGAATAAGGAGGACAAAGTGGCATGATTAAAGGCGATCGAATTAAATTAGTTAAGAAGATGGGTGTTTTTGACAACATCGGTGAGATTTGTGAAGTAACTGATATTCAGGAAGGTGGAGTAATCTGTTTTAAGTTTGGAGGTTGTCATCTTGGCTGTATGTCATATGACGAGTATGAAAAGTATTTTGAAAAGGTTGAGACACCTGTAAAAAGAATTTGGAGTAAGTGGAATGTAATGTATAATAACGATTTTATTGATATTAATGGTAAGAAAAGAGGTTTCCTATATTACGTAAGAGATAATGGTAAAAAGGTTCAGGTTAGATGTGATTTATTTAAAGCAGAAGCTACATGTTGTAAGGATGATACTTTTGATTTTGATAAAGGTTTGAACCTTGCTAAGAAGCGTTTAATTGTAAAGCTTCTTAATAATCAAGTTAATGAAATTGCAAAGTCAATGTAAAAAATTGATTTGAACAGATAAAGGTATAAAATTATGAAAATAAAGTTTAAAAATGGCAGGTATATTAAATCTATTAGTGACTCAAAAAATAATATTCGCAATGAAAGATGGAATAAACAAATAGCTTATTGGAACAAACATCCTGATAAGTTTATGGAACTAATAAGATTTGAATTACTGCCATATCAAAGAATTATATTGAAGTCATTGTTGAAAATTGAGGAGAAGGAAATGTATGAAATTGTAGAGAATGAATATAGCCGATTTTTGCAAGATGTAAAAGACGGATCAATGATATTTGGCAAATATATTGATGAATCAGAATACGAAGATGAATATTCTTACAATGATATTGGTAAAGCACAAGGTAAATTCATCGAAAAAGTTAAAGAATATTTACATGAAAATTATCCAGGTAAGTATGTAGTGTCAGGCGGTTGGTGTGTGTTTGTTATGACGCCTGATAGGGCAAGAGAAAGTCATGTACCAGAGAAAATAATAGAGTTGTTTACGGTGAAATAAATTTTTAATAAAACTTTCGTTTCAAGAAAAATTTTATATATTTCTATAAAAATTGAGGTGAGAATTTGCAAATAGAAGAAAAAGATAGTGAATTAGATATGTTTGATGCAAAAACAAACAGCAAAATTGGTAGCCTAAATGGCGCTATAAATATTTCATTGAATTATAACTCTAAAACTGACTACATACATGATACAAACGAAAGAAAAATTGTACCATTTTTGCATCATCCAACATATGAATTGTCTTTAAACACAAATGAGTTAATTGATACCGATGAACTGATGAAAATATTGGGATTAGATTTGGCAAAGCAGCCAGATGCTTATGATATTCAATATACAAAAATTGTTCAGGTTAGAAGACATAAAAGAAAGAGAATAAATAAGAAGTGGATAAAGAGATATGGTTATAAGAAAATATTAGTTACTGGTAAAGGTTTTAAGATAAAAACATGTATTGATGGAAGCGTTGAGTTTATAAAATAATTATGGAGAATGACAATTTGGAGAGCATACTATTAAATGCTGCTCAGAACTTTGATAAGGTGAGTGATTTAGAAATGCAGACAGCAAACGATAATATCAGAAAACAATTTGACAACATCATTCATGGCAAACCTCCGAAAACAGAACGAGAAAAAGAATTTGATAAACTTGCAAGAAAAGAATTAGAAGAGTACAGACGAAAGAAGAAAGCTTTTTATGACGATCCTATCCATTGGAATAACAACAAGCGTAGAAGGCATGGACTTCCTGTATTAAGAGGCAACGTTAATAAATACCGTTCGAAAGAATATCCAGGATTTTATCCGTCTGTACGATTCTTTGGTATGATGGAAGATTTATTTGATGAGATATTGATTACAACTATGGAAGATAATTATAAGGCTTTTATAAATATAAAAGATTTGGCAATTGGTGATGCTAATGTATTTAATATAGGAGAATAATAAAATGAATACAAAAATTATTAGTGCGTTTCCTGCTTGTGGGAAAACATATGCGTTTGAAAGATTAAGTAAAGAAGGTTATAAAATTCTCGATAGTGATAGTAGTAAATTTAGCTGGTGTTATGATTCGACAAAATTAGAGGATATTGAAAAACATCGTAACCCTGAATTTCCTGATAATTATATTCAGCCCATTAAAGAGAATATTGGTAAGGTTGATTATATTTTTGTAAGTAGCCACAAGGAAGTCAGAGATGCTTTGATTACTAATGGTATTTATTTCACACTTGTTTATCCTAGTCGAAAGATGAAAGCCGAATGGGTTGGCAGATGCTTCCTGCGTGGAAGTGGAGAAAAATTTTGTCAGCTTATTGCAGATAATTGGGATAATTGGATTGACGAAATGGAAGCCACCGAGAATTGTGATAAATGGGTTCTTGGTGAAGATGATTCTATTGATTTATTTGACTTAGATAAATATTCGTATTTAAGCGAACTAATTGAAAAAGGCTTGATTTAGAAATAGAGGTGGGATAATTAATTGACAAAGAAGAAAGGTTTTGGCGTAAGTCCAATTACAAATACAATTTATTATGGAACTCAAGACACAGAAAAGCACATGTGGGTCGGTAATAAGATAGATGTGACAAATGATGTGATAGCTGCTGTATATGAATGGTTTATGGGTAACATGGAAGACTCTGAAGGTGAGAAAGAGGAATACTCAATTACATATCCTAATACAGCGTTTGAGTTAGTTATGAGAAGAAAAGAGAATTAATAAATAGGTGATTAATATGAATAATGGTGTAAATTATACAATCGTCAGCGTGCCTTCTTATATAACTTTTGAATGTCCATTTTGCCATGAAGAAGTGGAAGTGGATTATAATGATGTTGATTTTAAAAACTGATTATTGGGCAGATAGAGATATTGTAAATTGTATTACTTACAATGAAGAAAATAACACCTATAGTATCTGGCATGAATGTCAGGATGATTATTATTCAGATGATATTTTAGAAATAAACTTTTGTCCAAAATGCGGAAGAAAAATAAATTTGAATTACAAGAATTTAAGATAATTTGAATCGACAGATTCAACCGAACAGATTGGAACGTAGGAATTATCAACATTTGCAGTATTAGGAATAAAAACAGGAGAATAACTATATGGCAGACAGACAAACAAAAACTATACAGTGGACAATAAACCTACCAATGGATTTTCCTTCAGATTGGGATGACGATATGATTGAATTTCATCTTAATGAATCAAGTTGGTGTTGTAGTAATCTCATTAGTGAACTTGAAAAGTACGATGAGAAAAATGGTTGTATTTGTAGCATATGTGAAGCAAAAGTTATTGAGGAAATCTTTGGACAGTAGAATGGAGAGTGACTATGTATAATACAGGAGACATTTACAGAATTATTCAAGATGCATTAGACGCAAATCAGATATATTGTACAGACTCTAAACTTGGTGATGGTTCAGAAGATACTTATGAGACAGATACGGAATTTGTTTCTGGCAACGATGCTCACTTGATTGCGACTGTTAAACATCAGCACTTTGATTATAATCGTTCTTATCAAGAAAATGAACATACAGAAACAACAAAATTTAGAATTAAAGTTGAAATGATAGAGTGAGGTGAAAGAATAATTGGAATGGACTAAATGTATCGAAGGACAAATGCTAGAAGATGATAAAAGATACGAAGGGAAAAGGTAATCAATGTACTTGTTACCACAAATCGAGGAATGGTAACAAAAGTACAAAGACAATACTATGATGGAACATAGTATTGGGGAAGAATTACTGGTGGTATGAGAGCTTGGATGCCATTGCCTGAACCATACAGAGAATAAGTACAGAGTGATTGATTCGCCTTTTACATTTAAAGATATGGTTGCCCGTTATATTATGGAGAATCCATTTGAAAAGTAAAGTGAGGTGAGAGAGTGAAAATAACAATTGATATTCCAAGAGAATATGAAAGAGATTTTATAGCTGATAAGTTTAAAGATTTCTTTTCAAGAGTAATTGCAGATATTAACTGCGATGGAATGTGTGGTTTTTATGAAAAGGAAATTGCAGAAATGTTTTTAGAAGCATTTGATAATGCTATTGTTGGCGATGTTAATTTGAATGCAAATGTTATTCCAGTTGCAAATATATCTTTTGACAAAGAAGATATGCAGAAGATGATTCAAGATGAATTAAGGAAGTTTCAAATAGAGAATAATCTAATATAGAAGTAATTCTATTCACGGCTGATCAGCCAAAATTTCCAAATAAAAGTAACAAGAAATATTTTTTTCATTCGATTAGGCAGACGTGCCTATTTTCGAGTGATTTTACAACAAAATAATATTAAAAAAGAAAGGATTTAACAGTAAATTCTAGGATAAATGATTGCGCAATCTCTGTAGATTAAAGTATTTTGACAGAGAATAAAGAAAAAATAATTATTGTGAGAAGAACTGGAAGTTAGTGAACTTCTGTGAGTTTGATAAATATGCAACAAGTTCTTATTGTGCTATTCACAATGAAAACGAAAGTAAAAATCTTGGTGATATTACTAAGGTTGATGAAACAAAACTTGAACCATTTAATATGATTTGTGGAGGATCGCCATGCCAGGATTTTTCGGTCGCAGGTAAGCAGAAAGGTTCTGTATGGACTTGTAAAGATTGTGGACATGAGTATAACCCACTGACAGTTCATTGGTCAGAAAGAGATAAGTGTCCATGCTGCGGAAGTAATAATATTGAGAAGACTCGTTCATCTCTTCTGGTAGAGTATCTGAGAGTTATCAGAGCAAATAAACCGAATTTCGGTATGTACGAGAATGTAAAGAATATTGTGGGAAAGCAGTTTAAAGATACATTCAAGATGTTTACAGATGAGTTGGACGAGTATGGATACAATGTGTACTGGAAAGTCCTCAATGCAAAAGACTATGGTATTCCTCAGAATAGAGAGCGTGTATATCTGATTTTTATTAAGAAAGAATTGGATAACGGCAAGTTTACATATCCTGAACCATTTGATAATGGAATGAGATTAAAAGATATTCTTGAAGAGAATGTTGATGAGAAGTTTTATATCTCAGAAGATAAGGTTCAGAGATTTTTAACAAATCTTAATAACGAAGACGCTTTATTATACGATGCTTGTCAGGTTAAAAGAGAAGGAAAATCAAGAGAATATAATGATTTCTGTCCTACTTTAACAGCAAGAGATTATAAAGATCCACGTCTTGTAAATGATAATGTTGTAAAACAAATTGGCACAATTTCTAAATGTGAAGGGAATTGGAAAAATCCACAGGTAGGTAGAATTTATAGTACAGATGGTTGTAGTCCAACATTAAATACTTGTGGAGGTGGTAGTCATGAACCAAAGATTGTTCAGCTAGGAAATGTAAATCCATCTGGCAAAGGTATGAATGGCAATGTGTTTGACGAGAATGGATTAGCACCAACTCTTACAACAAATAAGGGTGAGGGTAATAAGATTGCAATTCGCCAGGCAACGAAGAAAGGATATATTGAATGTGAACTAGGTGGCGTAGCTGATTTATCATATCCAGAGTCAAAAACAAGAAGAGGTAGAGTTCAGGAAAATGGTCAGATTTGTCCAACAATTACCGCAACCGAGACAGGGGTTTGTAGAATTGAATCACCTATTAGAATTAGAAAACTTACTCCGAAGGAATGTTTCAGACTTATGGGATTCTCAGATGAAAATTTTGAAGCTGCTGAAAAGATGGTTAGTAATAGTCAGTTGTACAAGCAAGCAGGGAATTCCATCGTAGTAGATGTTTTATATTACATATTAGTTGAATTGTATAAGGCTATGCCATATCTTTTTGATGATTTGAGATTAAGTAGTTTTTTCTCTGGGATTGGTGCATTTGAGATAGCATTAAACAGATTATATAAAGGAATCAACTCTGGAAATTTTACAAGCCCACAAGCGGATTAAGTTCTGCTTGTGGTGATTCAGATAAGAAAATTTATATATATGATGACTATAATAGCAGGTTTACAAAAGATCAAGAACGAATAGGAACTATCACAACAAATATCGGAGCAAGTGCATTACGAAATGGAATAAAGCTTGTTGAAGTATCAAATGTTTGCATTGATGACACACAAGGTTTTGACGGAATAAGATTTTATAATGGTTATGCACCAACATTAAGAAGTCAGCGAAGCGGATTAAAGGTTTTGAAGATACAAGTAGAAAATAATATGATAGGAAGTTGAAAAAACAAAATAGCATATACAATATATAGTGCCTAGAAAATGTAACAAATACTATATATTGTATAAAAATCAAGACCGAAAGAAAGCGGAATTTCTTTTTTAACGAAAGGAGAGAGAATATGGAAGGAATAACCAGAAATGTAAAAGACAAAAAACAGTCTATCCGTAATGAACTTATTCAGAGAATTAAATATTGTGGACAATATATAGTAGATAACGCTGAAACAATCCTTGGAGAAGAAAAATATATTGTTAATTTATATTTGACATGTAACTTTTTTGATAGAAGTGAAGTTCCATATATAACTGTAAATAAAGATATAATTCCTGATGGTTTTATTGAAGAAAGATAGGTTGTTAAGACGATAAGAGAATACGTAAATGAGTCAATGTGGTAACAGTGACTGCCAATGGCACAAATATTGTGAAGATGGTCTAATGTGGTTTGACGAAGATATTACAGAATGTCGTCATTGGATTAAGCCAAAACCGTCCAAGATGAAAAATATTAAAGTTGCTGAAACTGATTATGAAAAAGCAGTTAAGGTATTAAAAAGGAACAAGATAGAGTTCAAATAAAATGTAAGGAGATATATATGTATAAACCAAGTATAGGTGATGTAGTTTTAGATAATAACATTCCAATGGTTGTTGTAGCTTTAGAGAGTAACGAAAATGTTGGAAGTTGTTCTTATGATAGAAAATATCTTCTTTGCGAAGAATCTTATATGAAAGAATACAAAGAGCATAATATAAGTACAATCTCATTGGAAAAGATCATGCAACATGGAAGATGGGTTACTATATATGGAACAAAATTTCCAGAAATACATAAATGTGAAGATATTGCACCATATGAGATTCACCCAATTCGTGCGTATTCTTTTAGACAGAAAGAAGCAAAGACAATTACAGTATATGAGTAAATTAAGATGAATTTTTGGTTTCTTGGTTTGTCACGAAAACTATACAATATTTAGGACAAACAAGAGAATATAACAATATAAATACAAAAACAAAGGAAAGGAAAATGTTCACATGTGAGTAAAGCTGCGCAGCTACTATTGTCCCATGTGATTTTAAGATTTTCAACAAGGAAGACGCTCAGATATATATTGATAAGTTACAGAGTATTGTAGATCAGATAGGAGAATAAGAGTATGGGTAAAGTTGTAGATATGAGTAATTTTGATCCGTTATTTGATAATTTGGAAAAGTATGTGAATAAACAAGGGTGTACTCTCGGTAAAGATGCTGGGAGGTTACAAGAATTATTACATTCAATTCAGTACTGTTATATACATGTCAGTACTGTTATATACATGGAGTATTAACAGATAGCCAAAATGAATCAGCTTGTAAAAAATTTAGAAAACAGTTTCAGAAAGCTTTATATGAGAAATAAGAAAGAAGCATTTCTTGGAGTGAGGTGAGAAATAATTTTGATTCATGATATGAATGACGATATAATAAATAGTTTTTCTCATATTTACCTAAATGAAGATAATATCTGTATTTACGGATAGTGGGAAAAAATTATATTTAAAGTTCGGAAAGGAGAACAATAAATGGAGACATTTTCAATAGTAGATAAGATAAATGTTGATAAGTTGAATACGAAAGTTGAAGAATTTATATACAGAAAAGGGCATAGACCATATATTTTTGCAAATAAAGAGACGCTTGAAGCATTGGTTAAACCGATTGAACAGGCTGAAATGTTTGCAAATTCTTGGGGGATTGGACTTGTAAGTTCATATAAGGGTTGTCTCGCTGGTATGTATCGTGGAAATAAAATGTTCAGAGATGATACATTAAAATTCGGCGAGATTGAGTTGAGATAAGAGAATATATACATAAAAAATAGAAAAAGAGGTACTGAACTTGGAACAGAAGAAATTTATGGATATTTCACGTATTAAGGAAGATACGGAATTAACAGTAGCGAATACAGGTGGTTTCCATGTAGGAGATCATATTGTAATTCAGGAAAAGGTAGATGGAAGCAATTCAGCTATTGCTTATGATAAAGAAACAAATAAGTTAGTTGCATTTTCGAGAAGGCAGACTCTTGATTATAACAACACATTAAATGGATTCTGGAATTGGGTACAGACATTGGCAGTTGAACCATTTCAAAAATATCCAAATTATGTATTTTTCATGGAGTGGCTTACAAAACATACTATTAAATATATTCCAGAAGCTTATGGTAAATCATATTTTTACGATGTATATGACAAAAAGAATGAATGTTATTTACCTCAATCAGAGGTTAAGAGACTTGCTGATGAATTAAATCTGAGATATGTTCAGACATTTTATGATGGAGAGTTTATCTCTTGGGAGCATTGTATGTCATTTATGCACAAGTCAGATATTGCGGTTGATGTACCTGAAGGAATTGTCGTTAAGAATCAGACAGAACTTAACAACCTAAACTCAAGAACTCCATTTGTATTAAAGATTGTAAATTCACAGCTTAGTGAAATCAAGAAAGATAATCACAGACAGAAAGTAGAAGATCCTCAGAAATTAGCAGCTAAAGCAAAGACTTCTGAAATTGTAGAGCAGATTGTCACAAAGAATCGTGTTCAAAAAGAATTATACAAAATGATTGATGAGGGTGTTTTACCTCAAAAGATTGAGCCACAGGACATGAGAATTGTTGTACAGAATCTACCTAAGAGAATTTTTGAGGATTGTGTAAAAGAAGAGAATGAATTAGTTATCGAAGCTGGTGAATTCTTTGGTAAGATGTGTGGTTCTGCAACTATGAATTGGGCTAAGAAGATTATTTTTGGAGAATAAATATGTGTAACCATTGTGATTATAACTCACCTGACAATCAAATATATGTAGATCTATTAACAAATGAACATTACTTGGGCATTGAAACTTCTGAATGCGATGGTTATGATGATGGTTGGAACTCATTAAGAAAGAAAATTTTAGGCGAAGCAGATTGGAACTCAGAAATTTTCAACGGAAGATGAGTTGAGAAATAGAATAACTACACTTGAAAAAGAGAATAAAGAATTAAAGGAAGAAGTAAATCATTTGATTGATAGAAACAATGAGCTATTAAGGTTGTATATAGAAAGGAATGATAAGTAAATGGCATATATAAAAGAATATTGGCAGAATAAAGAACAGAGAGCAGAAACTGCTCGCAAACATACAAAAGAGATGCAGAATAAATATGGTCGTTGTATTCAGACTGCTATTTCTGCAACAAAAATTTATGATACAGATTCATTTAATAGGGATTTTGAAGAGGATATCGAAGACAAAGATACCAAGATTATTGTAGAGAATATTGATAGTGTAGGTGCTGTAATGAAATACGGCAATCCAAGTACAGCAGTTCTTAATTTTTCTTCATATAAAAATCCAGGTGGAATGTTTCTAAATGGTAGTAAGGCACAGGAAGAGTGCTTATGTCACGAATCATTCTTGTACAATGTGTTGAGTCAGTTTGTATTAGAGTTTTATGATTGGAATAATCGACACAAGAATAAGGCTTTATATTTGAACAGAGGATTATTTTCTCCTGGTGTTTGGTTCTTTAGAGAGAATAGCCACATAGAGTGTAGCGTTATTACTTGTGCTGCTCCAAATAAGTCGGTTGCGCAGAAATATCAGAACGTGTCAGACGAAGAGAATACTAAAGTATTAAGAAGTCGAATTAAATTTGTTCTTGATATGGCAAAAGATAATAATGTGAGCACTCTTATTTTAGGAGCTTATGGTTGTGGGGTTTTTGGTCAAGATGCAACAGAAGTAGCGAATGTATTTAAAGAATATTTAACTACTATTCATAAATGCTTCGATACTGTTGTATTTGCTGTTCCAAATGGTAGAGATGGTAACTATGAGAAGTTTGTAAAGGTGTTTGAGTAGCACAGTAAACATAGATTTCCTTTGTTCTAGTAGAGAATATATAAATGAGGTAAAACGAACTGAAAGCCTGAGATGGTGAAAAGGTAAAGGTGA